CTTTCGCTATATGTAAAGTAGGCCCCCTATGAAATATAAAGGCAAATCAAAAAAATTTTTCTAGAAAATTCTCAAAAACCTTGGTACAGTTATATTTGGAAACGAAGTCACTTAATTTTTATGAATGAAAACTACCTTCGTTTCCTCTCAAAGAAAGCCATAAAGCATGGGAAAAAAGCTTACCTAAATATCGACATAGGAGGCAACATGTATTTACTTGCAAAGATAATGGCAGCCCACCCACACCGTAAGATTAACGGACAGTATAGAAGATTATACTATCGTGGAATAATGCCACATAAATTATAGGCAAAAAAACCCCTAACACTAGGCTAGGGGAAAAAAGTAATGACAGTTACTCGAGGATGAGTTTTATTTAGGAGTCATTACATAGGGGTTATTCTATAATCTCCAGTTCGTACATCTCTACTATACAAGACTTTAGTATTAAGTCCAGTCCACCCCAGCCGCCATCGGAGGTGTAGGTGTTGCAAAGTTTCACGCACTCTTTATCTTGGTGTATTAAATACCCAATACTGTAAGCAAGGACATATTTTTCTTTGGTTATCTCTTCGATGCTTTTCCATGAACTATCTCCTGTGTGGTCTTTCCAGACTACAATAAATAAAGGGTAATTTGGTTTTTTATTCGTTTTCATCTTCCACGATAACTAAATGAGGTTTAGACTCAGGCTCAGGTTTGTCTACAACATCTCCTGCTAATGACTGTTTTATCATTCTTAAGTTTTTTAGTATGTCGTTAGGGTGTACTTCAATGTGAGTAATGTTATCTATATTAGTGTGAATAATATGTGCTTCTGGTTCAGCTAAAAGTCCTTTGTGGTACAAGGCATAGTATGCATTCTCAAATCTTTTTTTGATAGGTTTTGGCAATCCCAAATAGTAATATATAAATTGGTCTTGTTCTTCTTGGGTCTCTACATCAAATAAATCTAAATGTAAAACTCCCTCTTTGGTTATATCCATTCTCATAATAAATCCTCATAGTATTCTGTTGTTATCACTTACATTATATATTATACTAGCATTAAGTAAAGTAAGCTGCAATTAATATACATAGGTGTAAACAGCGACACATGCAAGAGCAAAACTCCGAACATCCAGTTATTGTACCTCATATTGATGATGATATAGCATTGCCAAAAAATGCACGAGAGGCCTTACCCGACATGTCTCCCGAAGAAGAACTCAGCATGAGGTCCAACACTGTTAAACTTATATCTGACCTAGCGGGTGAAACTATAGAACCCTCGCAAGATAATATGGAAGAAGCAGAAGAAGTTGCTAAACAAATGATGGTAAACCCTGAGTTGAAACCAGATTTTGGTACTTACCCTAATGAGACCATAGCCTATCTTGCTGGTATGGTAGCACAAACTAGCCACATGGTAGCTAAAGACCTGGCGGATATAAAGCTTACTGTACTAAATGGTCTACTCCAAGAAGCAACTCTAGCAAAATCATCACGAGAACGTATTGCCGCATTTAAGGCTGTAGGTGAAATAGACGGAGTTGACGCATTTAAGAGAAAAACTGAGGTAACTCACATAACTAAATCAGGTGATGAGCTAGAAAAAGAACTATTAGCTACCATTAATGAACTAAAAGGCAAAGTTATTCACACTAAAGAAGTAGTTGAAGTAGAAGACGTTGAGGTAGATGATGATTAGTCCTAAAGATTTAGAACTATTAGAACAAGCCCTCCCTCAGATGAGTGAAACAGACAGAAGACGCAACTTAAAACTACTTCAAGATTATAAAGCAGAGCTTGTTAAAGAAGCTGGTGGTAAAACTTTTTTAGAATTTATTAAACATGTCTATCCAGACTACAAAGTAGGAGCACATCATGCAAAACTTGCTAAATTATTTGAAGAAATTGCTGAAGGAAAGCGTAAACGGGTTATTGTTAATATCGCACCTCGTCATGGGAAAAGTGAGCTTATATCTTATCTCGCTCCTGCGTGGTTTTTGGGAAGACACCCTGCAAAAAAGGTCATCATGGCTTCGCACACTGCAGATTTGGCTGTCAACTTTGGTCGTAGGGTTCGAAATTTGGTTGGTTCGGACTCGTACAAAGACATATTCCCGAATGTCTCGCTCCAGGCAGACTCTAAGTCAGCGTCCCGTTGGGGTACGAACTTTAATGGCGAGTATTTTGCTATTGGTGTTGGTGGTGCCTTGGCTGGTCGTGGTGCCGACCTATTCATTATTGACGACCCTCACTCGGAGCAAGACGCTAAGTTAGGAAAGTCTGATGTTTTTCTCCCAGCTTGGGAATGGTTTCAATCTGGACCCCTACAACGTCTAATGCCAGGTGGTGCTATTATTGTAGTAATGACCCGTTGGTCTAAATTAGACTTAACAGGGCAAATTGTTAACCAAATGATTAAAAATGATGAAGTAGACAACTGGGAAGTAGTAGAGTTTCCAGCAATACTAGAAGAAGATGGAGAAGAAGTAGCTTTATGGCCTGAGTTCTGGCCAGTAGAAGAACTACAGTCTAGACGTGCAGCCTTAGACATAAGATATTGGAACGCTCAGTACATGCAAAACCCAACTTCAGAAGAAGGAGCACTTATTAAGAGAGAATGGTGGAACATATGGGAAGGAGAGAACCCACCCAGCTGTGAATTTATTATAATGACACTTGATGCTGCTCAAGAAGCTAATAACCGTGCTGACTACAACGCCCTGACTACATGGGGTGTATTTATGAACGAAGAAACAAACAATTATAATATAATATTATTAGATGCTATTAAAAGAAGATTAGAGTTTCCAGAACTTAAAGAGTTGTGTCTTGAAGAGTATAAATCGTGGGAGCCTGACTCATTTGTAGTAGAAAAAAAGTCAAACGGAGCTGCACTTTACCAAGAGTTTAGACGTATGGGCATTCCTGTAGGAGAGTTTACACCAGGCAAAGGACAGGATAAAATTAGCAGAGTAAATGCAGTATCTGATTTATTTAGTGCAGGCATAGTATGGGCACCAGACAGAAGATGGGCACATGAAGTAATTGAAGAGTGTAATGATTTTCCTGCAGGTGCAAATGACGACTTAGTGGATGCGACAACCCTTGCACTGATGCGGTTTAGACAAGGTGGATTTATTAGGTTGCCAAGTGACGAAGAAGATGATATACCAAGTTTTAAAAGGTATAATCAGAAACGTCTATATGTTATTTAACAACGGAGATAATTATGTTATACCAATTTATAAGAGAGAAAATTAAATGGTTAAAAAAACTACACAGTCAATACAATTTAATAATAAATATTGTGCTGGTTATATTAGTACTCATCTGTATTTTTTAGGAAAAAATTATGGCACAAGATAATAATGTTGATAAGGGTCTATATGAAGCTCCAAAAGGTATGGAAGAATTAGCTCAAAATGAGCCTGACTTAGAAATAGAAATAGTAGACCCCGATGAAGTCAACATTAGTGTTGATGGCATGGAAATTAATATTGACCCTGACCGTATGGAAGATGATGAATTTAATCTTAACCTTGCGGAAGAAATGGAAGATGATTTACTTAATGAACTAGCAGATGATTTAATAGAAGATTATTCAGGTGATGTAAATTCAAGAAAAGATTGGCTAGACACTTATGTTGATGGGCTAGACCTTTTAGGTTTAAAACTAGAAGACAGAAGTGAACCGTGGGAAGGAGCATGTAATGTCTACCACCCACTACTAACAGAAACTCTTGTCAAGTTCCAAGCAGAAACTATGACAGAAATATTTCCAGCTTCAGGTCCAGTAAAGACACAAATCATTGGTAAAGAAACTGAGGAGTGTAAAGATGCAGCGGCTCGTGTACAAGAGAACATGAATTATCAGTTAACTGAAAAGATGACTGAGTACAGACCAGAACACGAAAGAATGTTATGGGGTTTAGGTCTTGCGGGTAACGCATTTAAGAAAGTTTATTACGACCCTAACTTAGAACGTCAAGTGTCTATGTATATTCCTGCAGAAGATATAGTTGTACCTTACGGTGCATCTGATTTAGAAAGTGCAGAAAGAGTTACTCATGTAATGCGTAAGACACAAAATGAATTACGTAAGTTACAGGTAGCAGAATTTTATAAAGATGTAGATTTAGGTGAACCAACTTACGACTTAGATGACGTTGAGAAAAAGATAGCTGAGAAGATGGGT